TTTCAACTTCCCGATGCTGTCAATAGTCCCACCAACTCTAAGCTCTTCATTCACCAGTGCAACTTCTGAAGCAAGGTTAGTGTATTGTGATTTCTTCAGCCATTCCAGGTATGCACCAAACGCTATCATAGCCGCTTTTTCCTGATTGCGTGTGAAGTCTTTTGTATCTACATCAAATCCTTTCTGATGTCCTTCGATGAGCAGATGCAGCAATGTACCAGTATCTGCTGCATCACGCATCACAGCATCAGAGTCATTGCCTTCCATTGTCTGGCGTTTCGCCCAGTTGATTAAGACTTGTTTATTCCAGCCCATAGTATCATTAATAATAGTAGTCACAGATGGCGCTCTTTTGCCGTCTGCAAGTGTGTAGTTAATTCCGTGTAGTTTAGTTTTGCTCATTGTTGTCCTCTTATTTTATGATTATAGTCTTTGATAGACTGCTCTTTCTCCTGAAAATACTTATCAATCTTCTCCTTGATCTGATGATGACTCCCGGTGATCTTGATAGAGTGCAGGAGTTTTTCTGCTTTCTCTAGTTGTGTCTGCATAGATTGAGTTTATAGTGATAAGGATAGTAAGTATGCTTAGATCCATGCTTCCGTGATGCTGTAGCTTCCCATGGAGTGACTCTTTTCTCCATTTCTCTTACTGCCCATTGGATGCTGTCATTAAACTCCGGGTATTGCTTAAAAAAGCGTTCTTTATTTGTCATTTTGTTGTCCTCTTGTTTGGTATGTGTAAGCGGAGATGATCTTTGTGCGCCAACACAGTCTTACTCTTCCATTGCCAACCATCTCCGCTATTTGAAATCTTCGTCCAGTTCATCCATGTGTCTCAGTTGAGATTGCTCATGCTGATATCCAAATTGCCCCAGATTCTGTGATTGAATAAGTGTCTCTGACCACTGCCATCCAGCAAGGCGGTACTCTGGATCATCTTCAACTGCTAATAGATATATGAAGGCGGATTGTGGAATGTGATTCTTCCCGGCGCAGAGAAATCCAGTGGAGTACTGAGTACATTTAACATCCACACGCAACTCACCCAGCGTGAGGTCATGCCCTCGCTTGTTTGGACCTATCCTTAGATCAGGATATTTGTTGTAGTATTTGCAGACAGCAATTTCGCCTGCCATTCCCCGAATATCGACTTTGAGCTGTTCAGCTTCGGACTTATTGTCGTCTTTATTCAGTTTATTATCTTTATTCTGGTTGGTTCTCGCTGTCCCCCCTGCCACTGCGAGATCCCTCTCTATGTTGTTTAGTACTATTATTCTGTTCATGGTATATGGCACTCATTAGTATGGAGTAGTTGATGATGTCAGAAAGCCTGGAATGCAGACTTTCACCGGAAGACATTTTCCCGGTCTTGATAAAGTTGTTCACAGAGTCTATATGTTTATTCATATACACGCCTGCCACAAGCAGAGGATCTATGTTGAATCTTCTGCCTATATTTTTAAAATTTGCGAGTTTGTCATTGGATGACTGAGTATACTCAATGGACTTAGAGTCACTGAGTTCACAGCATTCTTCAATGATCTTGTCACGAAATGTGACGAATTCGAGATTATTCATTTTCTTTTTATACTCTGTTGATGCACTGCGTCAATCCAATCCCTCTGTTTCTGGTGATATTTCCGATTCTGGCGGATCATCCACAGTATCAGTCCGCCCATTAGTATCGTTATTATATACATCTAAAAACTCCTTTGCCTTTTCTTCATCCATGATAAGTACAATGAGATCCATTACTTTTTCAGTGATATCATGGCGTAGTTTCTGGTCTGTTATATATCTTCCTAGGATATTGAATATTCCCTGCCCCATATATCCCAGTTGGTTAGCGTTAACCACATTCATCTCCAGGATCGTTTGGGCTTATATAGTCCCTTGCTATTTCTCGCAATGCTTCAACAGTAAGCTCTAGGTCAGCTATCTTTGCATTCATATACCATACTGCTTTCTCAAGGCATTCTTCCCTTGTTTTATTGAGTGTACCAGGAAGTTTTTTCATCTTTTCAACTTCCTTGTCTGCTGTCTCTTTGATGTCACGTTTCACATTGTATTCTTGCATATTGTCCTCCTTATCTAAACACTCATAACACATATAATCTTCTTCCTCACCTTCAGACCATTTAAACTCTTTTCCGCACTTACGGCATGTCATTATCTTCTTCTTCCTTAGAAAGACATTTATGCATGGCTAAATTTATTTTATCATGTATCTTTACTGTCTCATTGGAAGTATCAATTCCCCATTTTTGGCACTCACAATTCATCGAATGAACAGACTTCATAAGATCAAGAAAACCTCTCATTCTCACAGTGTATTCTATTTTTTTATTTATCCATTTACCATATTCATATACTTTGTTCTTTTCGTATGCCCCTATCTCCATCTCCTTAATCTTCTCTCTCATTTCATCCGTCATCTCAGGCATTTGGATCACATTAATAGATGGCTCTTCCTCTTCCATCGCTCCTGCATGCTCACCACACGCACTGCATAAATCGTTATCAGGATATCCTGGTTCGTGGAACTCTGCTCCACAGCATTCACTTACGTTCATCTTTCTTCCTTAAAAGCTCAGTTAATCGAATACGCAATGGCTCTGGATTTTTAACTTCGGAGATCATTCGCATATAAAATCTTATTAGTTGCTCAAGAGTCATCTGTCTGCTTGCCATTATGCTCCTCTTTCTTTTTCATTGACATAAATCTTTTCCAAGCCGCACGCTTGCGATTGCGATTCTTTCGCCACTCAGTGTGACTTCGTTTCTTTTTTCTGTGTTTACTTACTGGCACAGCACTTCTTATATTTTTTACCAGAGTTACATGGGCAAGGCTTGTTCCTTCCGATCTTCTTACTTTTCATTGGATTATTCCTGATCCATTGCTCATAATATTTATATCCACCAATCTTCCTGATAAACTCCCCAACAGACTTATATTTATCCTTTGGATATCTCCTGATAAATGTGCCTTCATTGATCACAAGATCTCCTCTAGCATAGACTCTGGAAAGCAGAACAGCCACTCACCTCTATCAGCTCTCACTGCAAGCACATTGGCATTTCCAAGATCAAAATAGTTCGGGATTTTCTTTCTGCGTTTCACTTGTACTTTGAGTTTCAGTTCATCTTTTATGGCAGAAATATCTACATCCGATTTCTCATTGATGCTTCTGCCATCAGATCCCCACGCTCGCTTGGCGGCGAAGCCAAGGTGTGACAGGAGTGACACTACCTCAACTTCGCCTTTATAGCCTTTCTGTTTGGGTGATTTCAGAAGGGCAGTCCATCGCTGGCAGTTGAGCTATCTGCTACGACACTCAGCCCTGAGAAAAGATTGTCCGGCTTATATTCTTTTTTGAAGTCGGCATATTTTTCAATCATCTTGTTCTCAGATTTTGGACAGGGAGTAACTGAGTATTTTGTGTCAAGCCCATCGCCAGAGCGTGTAACTATGACCTCATATCCACTGAGATTTCCCCAGATGGGTGATCTGTCAAGAACTGCTAATTCATTCAGTACTGTTTTTTGTGTGATCTCCATGAGTTTCACTTCGCCGTCCATTTCAATAGGCATAAACCAAAAGTGTTTTGGCTTTTCTGTACCTGTTGGGATGTCTGCGGAATCTCTGCATCTCTTCGGCTTTAAGCCATCCACTGTTTCTTCAAACCAAACATAGCCTGTTAATGGTGTGTCGAGTATTCGGAATTGATTTTCGCCTTTAGCAAGCCTGACGAACAGTGAATTCGATGCGGAAGGGATGTCATATCCTGTTGGAAGTAATCCTGCCATTTTATTTTCTCCTTATTATTGTGTAACTTTCTGTGTTGTCCTTTTGTTTATTGCATGATAAACAAGAGAAAGCGCCTCGGAGGCATCCGGGGCGCTTGTATTTTATGGGGCGACACTGTGCGTGGAGGGTATTCATGCAAGTGAAGAGGACAGTGTACAGCAGTGCCGCCCATTAGTAATAATTTGTTCTATGTTATCAAGGCTGGAGCGTTTTACTCTCCACTGATTGCCCACCATCTTTATTTCCATCATATGATTAGCCACCCCACCTTTTTTTAGTAATATCGCTCGATCTATGGAGCGCCGTGATATTCCCATATATGTTGCGGCTTGAGACACTGTGAGCCATTGCTGATTAATCACCAAAGTCAACTTCCAACACATTTGCAATATTGTCTCTATGCTTTCTTAGGATCGGGCGCTTGCCCTGGAGCATGAGAGTAAGGTATGTGGGTGATATGCCTACAAGACGGCAGAGCTGACGTTGGCTCATCCATTTATCATGTAGTCCAATTTCGATGCGTGTACGATAAATAGATTGCAAAGTGTCCGTCCTCATGTTGTAAACTTAGCGAGTTTGATGTATTTGGTACAAATGAAATTGTAAACTTACTGTTGTAAATGTTGATATAATTGCATAAACTTGTAAAGTTATAGAGGATATGAACATGCAATTTGAAAACAAATTCGATGCTATGATGCACATTATATATTCAGGTAAGCATAGCGATCTAGATATAGAAAGACTGACCGGGATCTCAAGAACACAAGCCTATCGCTGGCGTTCAGGTGAGACGAAAAAGGTCCAGGACAAAACTTTCACTGCCGTCATGGATGCGATGGGGGTAGACTATGAAATCAACGCCAATGGTATTTTAATCACTAAAAGCAAAAAGGACAACAAAATGCAAAATGAGATTATAGCTCAGCAACTTCGCCACATAGAGATGCTGGAGAATCAGATAAAGGAACTCACAGCAAACAAGCCAGACTGCCCGGAATTCATTGATATGGACTACGACTATCGCTGTGTTGGTGAGTTTTATTGGGAAAGTGGTATACTATTTCGGAAGATCATTAAACTTGAAGGGGCTGATTTTTACATCAAAAAATTAAATATCCCTGAAAAAAACGTCCAAGAAACTCAGTTCTATGAAGGTGGTATATATAATGCAATGAAAGGCTATGCTTACGAGGGCTTAACCCTTTCCACACGAGACAAAATCAAAGCCCTTTGGCATGTCATAAAGGATGGGATGTTCAATGGCAATCCACCGCCATACATCACGACTCTTACGATGACACCCGATGGTAATGGACATACAGTGACGTTCAATTGTGGTATATCAGTTTGCTTAGATGATGACT